CCCTGAGACGGTCTGGAGTTTGGCGACTAGGTCGTCGTAGCCTTCGTTGAATAGATCGGTGTAGGTCGGGACTGGCACTAGGCAACCTGCGGACGGTCAATGCCTAAGAGTTGGCGGATCATTCCGTTGAGGCCCATGACGGGAGCGGTTCCCATTGATTGGAAGGATGCAAAGGAATCCATGGATCCGCGTTGACGGTAGAGCGCTCCGCCATACATGATCGTTCCAAGTTTGACGTCTTGCGATGGGACGGTTGTCAGGGAGTCGACATAGCCGGCTTCCATACGTCGACGCCAACAGAATTGGTTTGTGCTGGCCGCGCAAATGGTTAGGAATGTGGCGTCGGCTGCTGTGGCGGTTCCTATCCCCAACCAGTCCTCAATATCGGTGGCCGTGATCCATGTGCAAGTCGGCGTCGATACCAAAGTCCCAGACGCGGCCGTGCGAGTTACATCGGCGGCCGTTTTTGCGTAAAGAACTTGGTTAGCAATTGGGATGTTAACGTCGTAAAGAAGATCGCCTTCGGTGTCTACGCCCTCAAACAGATATTGCGGAAGAGCGCGGACGGTGTAGGTTCCGTTAAATGTGGCGTCTACTCCTGCGACCGTAATTGACTGGCCGACCTCCAACTCCGTCGGGGTGAGAAGTTGAAGGACGGCGTAGTCGTCTATGAGGTACTTGTTGGTGACGCTGTATGTAGCCATGAGCGGATGCTCCGCTCTCGACTAGGCGATCAAGATCGACTGAACTTGGGTGCTATCTGCAATAAAGGTTGAAACATAGCCCGCGTACGAGAAGTTGCGACCCAAAGTAGACGGCAACTCCACGCTCATTAGGCCACGGATTTGCTCATAGAACTCAATGGCTTGTGCGCGTGCGACAACCATTGTTGAAGCCGCAAAGTTACGGTCTGCAACAAGAGTCAAACCGAACGGGTTGAACGTGCTCATCTGTGTAATGTTTGCAGTTCCCGCAGCGTTCATTCCGGTTAGTCCGGCGGCGGCTGTGTACGGGAATACAGGTCGCTTGTCCGCGTCCAACTGCTTTCCGAGGTACAGCCATACGTTCGGGTCTACGAAAAGATGGTCTGGCAAGAAGTTAGTTGCAACAAGAATGTTGTATGCCGAAGTGTAAAGCGCGTTAAACAACGAACTTGGATCGGTGGTGTTAACTGTCCATGTTGCTCCCGATGCTGTTGCGCCAGCGGTGATTGCGTCTGCAGCCACGTTGTCGCTGGCCAAGAGATATTCGCCAAGTAAGTCATTGAGGATTATCTGCAAACTGGCTGGGTCTGTGAAGTCGACGTCCTGAATTGAGAGCGTGACTTGTCCTGCCAATGTTGTCTTGCTTACCGAGTTGGAAGCAATAACCATTGTTGTTGCGGATGCTGCGGCGAGTTCGTTTGCTTGTGCAGCGACGCTTGTGTGCGTGGTGATCGTTGGACGAATAAATGTCTTTGATGCTCCGCCGTTTGGCATTGCACGTGCGCCAACTGCCTGAACAACTGGACGGATAAAGTTGAGGTCTTGAAAGACTGGCCCAAGGACTGGTACTGGCAAAAGACCCGGAGTGTCCGTAGTAAGTACATCACCTGCGGCGGCTTCAAGGGCGGATTGCTTTGACTTGATGAAGTCTTGAGTTGCGGCTGCAACGTTGCGGAATGTGTCTCCGCCGATGTGCATTGCTGCCATGTATTCGCCGGGGGTTGGAAGATCAAACTTGCGCTTCGGTACTGCTGGAAGAGAAGCGGTTGGAATGGTGGCTTCGATGACTGGTGCTGCTACTAATTCGGACATTGGGTTCTCCTGTTGAGGTTCTTGTTCTTCATTATTACTGATTTCTTCTTCGGGCTGGTGGATACTGGCCGCGACTTTGGTGATCTGTGCAAAGTCGCCAAAAGCTCCTATCGGGACAAGTGATAATTCTTGCCAAATAGCAGACTCGATCACCATGGTTCCGTCTTCGTCGTACGAGAACTTAACTGGGTTGATCCCAACTGAGACTTGATCAATGGTGCCGTCGCCGGCCATAACGAGCGCGTCATTTCCGAGAGATGTTGCGCTGATCTTGGCGGTGAAGAGCATGCCTTCTGGAGTGTCTACGCGCTCCGTGACAACGCCTACTGGCTGGGATGCGTCGTGGTACATGAAGAGTCGTGGGGCTTTGCCTTCGGTTGGAAGGGCGCCCGGCAAGATGCGAACGGTGGTTCCGTCGGAGACGGTTGCGTCCACGTTGTATGGTGCTGCGATTCCTGAGATGGTTCGGCGTGGTGCGTCGCCTGCGGCGGCGTCAAGCGTGAAGTCTCCTGCAATTAGTTTGATCATCGGTTGGCTAGTCCTTCTTGAGTGTTTTCTTGGATGGTTGGTTCGTCGGCTTTGTCGGCCATGTAGTTCTCTTCCAAATAGGACTCTGCGTCAAACTCGACGTAAGTTCCGCGTGGAAGAACGGAGTCCATGGAGAGTGCAGCCGCAATTGCTTCTGCATACATTTTGAGTCCGAAGATGTACAAGTCGGCGCGTGCTTGCTGGGATGACTGGTAGGAATATGATCCGGTTGAGACGCCTACGAGATACGGTGGGACATTGCAAAGACGAGCGGCTTCAAGGGCGCTGTAGTTTGCTGATTCAATGAGAAGCATTTTGTCTGGACTCATTGTTGTCGGTTCGTACGATAAGAACTCATTAAGTGCGGCCGTTTGATTCGTTGCGCGTGCAGCGTTAAACGACGCAGCAAGATCGGCTAGTTCTTGTGCGCTTAGCGGTTCGCCGCCAGTTTGTTTAAGTACGCCGGCTGGAATGCTTGAGGATGCGTTGCGTGTGCGTGCGTCGTTAATCTTTAATGCTGTCTCTACGACTTGCGTTCCTGAATAGATCAGTCCTTGCGTTGGGCTAAGAATCTGTACAAGGTTGTAAGGATCTATCTCGCCACCTTGGAAGTAGACGGCCTTTGACGGTGCAAACCACACGGGGCCTGCCATGTCTTGAGTAGTGACGCTGCCGGCTGGAAGACGTGTGAATGATGCTGGGTAGCCGTCGGCGGTGCGTGATGTGATGTACCAGAATGCGCGACCGAAGAAGAACAAGTCGTCAAACGTCCACGACATAAGAAAGTTGTATGGCACTTCTGGGTCGGGTCGGCGCAACCATGATCGAGGAGCGGTGTAGATCTTTTCCATGTATTCGCCGTTCCATTGCTCCACGTAAGAACGCAGCGGCATGCATCCGATTACCGATGCCATAAGATCTCTTGAGCGATTAATGGCTGCAACTTGTACTGCACGGTTACGCGCTTCGCCTTCTTGGTACGTGTAGTACTGGCCGATCATGGAGACGCCGGCATTGTTTGATGCGTAGTTGAGTCCTGCTCCTGCGGCTGCGGCTTTAGCCGGCGGCGGCGAGATTGCGGCCTTGCTTACTTTGCGATCGAATAATCCCATCCCTAGAGCATGACACACTTGGCGCGTTTATGGTGGCAACCGCTCGGAGGCGTTTCCGATCCCGACGAAAGGTAGGGCTCACGAACGGCTGCCGAGAGGATGCTAGTTCGGGACGATGACTAGTGAAGGCTTTTGGGTAACGCGGTTTTGTGAGGCCAAGGTTGCCGACCAGATTAGGGTGCGGCACAACTCGATCGGGCCGGGTGACTTTTGGGATGAGACGGCTATTGAGCCTTGGGTGCGGACGAGGACGGCGCGTTGGACGTGTTCGGAGAGCATGGCTTCGCCCGTGTGTACAAGCCGCATTTCGTGGATCATGTTTTTGACGACTGGCGTGTATTTGAGAATCTCGCCGTATCCGACGACTATTCGCCGGCGGTCAAATGTCGCGGATTGGACTAGCACGTCGATCGTCGGGGAGAACGCAAACTTGACGGCGGGATCTTTGGCAATTTCGGCTAGGTGCTCCAGTAGTTCTTTTTGTGTCTCGGCCGTAAACGCCACGGAGTTGACAACGCGGCCATCGCCTAGAGAAACGGATCGGGTGGCGAAGTATCGGGTGTCATCCATTGAGGCTTCTACGGCGACGACTCCGCCGGAAGGGACTACTCCGTCGTACAGTAACTCGGGCCATAGGCCGTGTGGGATCCAAGAGTTTGCGGACGCAACCCACATGTTTAGTGAGCCGCGCAAGAAGAGTGCTCGATCTGGGCCTTCTGATTCTTGGCGCAAAGTCTCGATTGTTAAGAAGTGTCCGATCGCTGGGTTGCCCCAATACCACGACGCCTCATGCAGCGGATCTAACGATGGCTCGGGCGACCATTCGGCAAAGTAGAACGACGAAGGCTTCTTAAGGTCAATGAGGCGAAGCGCGTTCTCTCGGTGACGGATAAACAACTTGGACGCCTCCGTGCCGGCCGTGCTGAACATGGCCGTTAAAGGCGAGCGCCGAGCGCGTTGAGCCGGCAAGAGTCCTGCTTCTACTTCGTCGGAGACGTCAAACAATTCGTCGATAATTGCCAAGTCAATTGTCATGCCGTGACCGACTGACGGCCGCGCTGCTTTGACATACCATTTAGAGCCGTCTGGCATTGTCGCCTGATAGCGGCCGTAGGACATAATGACCTTGGCTCCGCAACGCTTTTCTAGGATTGGGGCGATCTCTTCAAAGAGCATGCAAGCAAGATCGAGACGGTGCGAGAGTGAGACAACTGTTTGTCGCTGGCCACGGATCTTTGGCATCTCAATTAGCCAGAAGAGAATAAGCGCTTGGATGACTGTTGTTTTTCCGTTCTGTCTGGCCACGGACACAAGGCTTGATCGATGCACGAGATCCTGATCGGCATTGAAGGTAAGCATCTGATCCAATACGTGCATCTGCCAAGGCAGCATTGTTAAGCCGAGAAGCTCCTGGGCTATGTCCCCCACAATTGCCGCCCACGATCCGACACCGTCAGGGCTGATCGTTTCCAGTCTCGGCCGGTCGTGCGCGATCGCCGCTGGTTCGGGCTGGTTGCCGCCGTTCTTGGTAAAGAGTTGGATGGGGCTCGGGGGCGTTTCACTTCTGTATAAAAAACCATTTTGTGTCGCATTTCGTTTTTGTATT